GTGGCCGCAGGTACCGGGCTCGTTCAGCTACGCCAAGCTGGCTGTCCGACAGGGCGACCCGCTGACCAAAGATGGCATCGTGGGCGCGTTCTGCCGCAGGTACGACGTGGTACGGGCCATGGACGAGCTGCTGCCGGGGATTTACACGCAGACCGACACGGATCCAAACAGGTATACATACACACTGGGCAGCACGACAGGCGGTGCCGTGGTGTATGACGATGGCAAGTTTTTGTATTCCCATCATGCAACGGATCCGTGCAGCAACAAGCTTGTCAATGCCTTCGATCTGGTGCGGCTGCACAAGTTCGGAGACAGGGACGATGCAGCGGCTGACGGGACGCCAAACAACCGCCTGCCATCCTATAAGGCCATGTGTGACTTCGCAAATTCGTTGGACGAGGTGGCGCTGGAGCTGCTGTCCAAACGACAGGCGCAGGCGTCACAGGATTTCGCCGAGCTGGTGTCCGCCAACAGATCCGGGGCAGGCGTCGGCGCAGCGGTGCCGGGTGCAGGATCAGCTGGATCCGGGAGCGACGGAAGCGGAGACGGAAGCGGGGCGATGGCTACACAGGAGGACGGAAGCGGGGAGAACTGGCAGCTGCAGCTGAAGCGCAATCGGCAGACGGGTGAAGTCAAGAGCACGATTGATAACATCATGTTGATTCTGGAGCATGACCCGCGGATCAGGGGCAAATTCGCCATGAATAAGTTTGCGGGCCGCGGCGAGATCCTTGATATGCTGCCGTGGTCTACAGGTCCCGAGCCGCGGCGCATGTGGTCAGACACGGACAGCAACGCGTTGTATTGGTGGATGGAGAAGGCGTGGGGCATCACTGGCCGGGGAAACATCGACTCTGCTCTGGATGTACACGCGAGCCTGCATGCCTTTAATGAGGTGCAGGACTATCTGAACGGGCTGAAATGGGACGGCCAGCCGCGTCTGGACACGCTGTTTATAGACTATCTGGGAGCAGAGGACACGGAGTACACGCGGGCAGTCACACGGAAGAGCTTTACAGCTGCAGTGGCACGCGCCATGGAGCCGGGTACCAAGTTTGATAACATGTTGATTCTGTGCGGCCCGCAGGGCGTGGGCAAGTCGACCATACTGGACAAGATGAGCCGCGGCTGGTTCAACGATTCCATCCGGACGTTCGAGGGTAAGGAGGCCTCTGAGCTGCTGCAGGGTGTATGGATCATAGAGATCGCCGAGCTGGACGCATTCAGGCGCTCTGATGTCGCCTGCATCAAGCAGTTTCTGTCCCTGAGAGCAGACCGATACAGGGCTGCATATGGGCGCAATGTCAAAGAGGCGCCGAGGTGCTGCGTGTTTTTCGGGACATGCAATAATACGGATTTTTTGCAGGATACGACAGGCAACCGCCGATTCTGGCCAGTGGACGTGCGGGTGGTACAGCCCACAAAAAATGTGTTCGAGGATCTGACGGACGCGGAAATCGGGCAGGTCTGGGCGGAGGCCCGGGTGCGGTACATGATGGGCGAGCCGCTGTATGTGAGCGGAGATGTGGCCGACGAGGCGATGGCCAAACAGGAGGAACACCGGGAATCATACGCGCAGGAGGGGCTCATACAGGCGTTTGTGGATAAGCAGGTACCATCCGACTGGGCCAAGTGGCCGATTGATCGCAGGCGGGATTTCTGGGCTGGCGGCGTGGTATCTGAGACCGTGGGCGACGTGACCGACAGGCAGACCATCTGCGCGGCAGAGATCTGGTGCGAGCTGTACGGCAAGCCAATCGCCGATATGAAAAAATCCGACAGCCGGGACATCAACGCAGTACTATCCAACCTGCACGGGTGGCGGCGCAGCAGCAGCCCGATCCGGTGCGGCCCGTACAGCGTGCAGCGCGGATTCAAGAAGGCATAGTGTAACATTTACATGTTACAAAGAATGTTACAGCAGAATGTTACAAAAACGGCGTTACATTCTGCTGTAACATCCTGAAAAGGGCGTTACATTCGCGTAACATTCAGAAAAATGTTTACAGACGGAAAAAACATTTGAAAAAACGTTACAAAAAATGTTACACGAATGTTGACGGCCAAATCCCTTGATATATCTATGTTTTATGTAGTTATGTAACATTGTAACATTAATTGTAAATATACCTATAGAAATAGGGCGCGTGAGGGTACACGTAAATGCGCATATACGCCTAACACGCCTATCTGAGCGCTCATATACGCGCGTGCGCGCGTATGTATACGGACGGGAGATGGTGGTATGGACAGACAGACAGCTGAGAGGACAGTGGAGCAGGATCTGAGGAGATCCATAGAGTCGATGATTCCGGGATCGAGGTGCGTCAAGTTTGTTTCTCCGGGATGGACTGGGGTGCCGGATCGGATGATCCTTTTACCGGGTGGGGCAGTTGTATTTGCTGAGCTGAAGCGGCCCGGGGAAACCCCGAGACCCAGACAGGTCTATGTGCACAGGATTCTCCGGCAGCTTGGGTTCGTTGTGTTCGGGTGCGTGGATTCGAAGGAAGCTGTCAGGGATGTAGTGCAGGCGTGCATGCTGATCAGCGGACAGGCCCGGGTGCAGAAAAGCAGGAGGCGGATCCCGGATGCAGACGCGGATGAACAACAGGGCGAGGGCTACACAGAAAGGGCAGACGATGGCGCAGGAGTTTAAACCGCACAGGTATCAGACCGAGTGCATCCGGTTTATCGAAGAGCATCCGTACTGCGGCCTTTTCCTTGATATGGGGCTTGGAAAGACCGTGATTACACTGACGGCCATACAGCAGCTGAAGTATGAAAGATGGGCCGTGGGGCGCTGTCTCGTGATCGCTCCGAAGATGGTAGCAGAGGCGACATGGGGGAAAGAAAGAGCAAAGTGGTTGCATCTGCAGGGCCTGAGAATCGAGACAATTCTTGGAAATCAAGAAAAAAGACTTGCTGCGCTGGACAAAGAGGCCGATGTCTACGTTATCAATAGGGATAATGTAGACTGGCTGGTCAAGCAGGTGGGGCTGAGCTGGCCGTTCGACACGGTGGTACTGGATGAGTCGAGCAGCTTCAAAAACCCGAAGGCGCGGCGGTTCCGAGCGCTGCGTGCGGTGCGGCCGAAGATCAGGCGGCTGATAGAGCTGACGGGCACGCCTGCGCCGCACGGGCTGACAGATCTCTGGTCCCAGATCTATCTGCTGGATGGCGGGAAGCGGCTGGGGCGCACGATCAGCGTCTACAGGGACATGTATTTTCTCCCAGACAAGCGGAATGGCTGGCAGGTCTGGAGCTATAAGCTGAAGCCGGGTGCCGACCGGGCTATATTTGACGAGATCTCGGACATCTGTATCAGCATGAAAGCGGAGGACTATCTGACGTTGCCTGACTGTATCACCGATGAGATCCCGGTAAAGCTGGATGACAAGGCGCAGCGGGCGTACAAGCGGCTGGAAAAAGAGCAGCTGCTGCAGATCTCTGAGGACGACTGGGTGACAGCTGGCACGGCAGGCGTGCTGACCGGGAAGCTCCTGCAGCTGTGCAACGGGGCCGTGTACGATGAGAACGGCGCGGTGCATGAGCTGCATGACTGTAAGCTTGAGGCCTTTATGGAGACTCTGGAGCAGATCCATGAGCCAGTGCTGGCTTTCTATCAGTTTCAGCACGATCGGGATCGGCTGCTGGAGATTCTGGGAAGACGGGCGCCAGAGCTACACGTGCGGGTGTACGAAGGAGCGCAGGATGAGGCCGATTGGAATGCAGGCAGGATCGACGTGCTGCTGGCTCACCCGGCATCCTGCGGGTACGGCCTGAACCTGCAGCAGGGCGGGCATCACATTGTCTGGTTCGGGCTGACGTGGAATCTGGAGCATTTTCAGCAGGCGAATAAGCGCTTGCACAGGCAGGGGCAGGACAGGCCCGTATTCGTGCATATTCTGGCCGTACAGGGCGGTGTCGATGAGGACGTGATCAGATCACTGGGCGGCAAGGAGAGGACGCAGGATGCACTTCTGAGGGCCTTGAAAGCCAGATGGGACGAAGCGAGGGAGGACGCAGATGACCGTTAAAGAGTTATCGAAGCTCTACTGGCTGAATCGCGAGGTAGAGTGGAACAAAAGGCAGCTGGCAGAGCTGGAGGCTGAGATCGACCGGGACCGGGCAGAGCTGGAGACACTGAGGCGCAGCCTTGACGGCATGGCATCGCCCAAGCTGGACGGCATGCCGCACGGCAGCGATGTCAGCAGCCCGGTCGAGAACACGGTTGAGCACATCCTGACGCTTGAGGACGCGCTGGCACGGAAGCATGACGCGCTTGTCAATCTGCAGGCGCGGATCTCTACGCGGCAGACGCTGGTCATTCTGGAGCGCGACAGGCTGGAGCAGTATATCCTGTCCATCGAGGAGCCGTATATGCGCGATGTTTTCCGCCTGCGGTTTATCAACGGTCTGCCATGGCAACAAGTGGCGGAGAGTCTGGGAAGGGCGGATACATGGGAAAGCGTGAAAACGGCTTGCTATCGATATATTCGGACCAAGTGCTGAAGGTTGTTCCAAATGTTTCTTTTCTTTTCTGGAGGACGTGGTAGGATGCTAGTGTGCGAGATCAGGATGACGGGCCGCTACTTGGAGCCGGGTCTTCACCTCCTTCCCGTGCGAGGCCCAACGATTCCGCATGTCGCCTCCTGAGCCCGTAGACGCTGCAACGTCTACGGGTTTTCTCGTGGGGGCGTTTTTTCGTGGGGCGATGATAAAAGGGGAGGTGAGCAGTATGGCGACGGATACAGCCAATGCGTACAAGGCGACAAGAAACTGGGAGAATCTGCAGCGCGCGACTTTCGTGAACAGAGCCGGGCGGTATGGGATCCCAAAGATGCTGCCTGTGACTAAGTGCGACGTGAAGAACTGGATCGGTTTCAACTTCGCACGCGGGGTAGATAAAGAGGAGCGGGTAGATACGGGCCTGCACTTCTGGCTTGATGACTATCAGTTTCAGAGGCTATGGACCGATCCGGACAGGTACATCCCGCTGCTGAAAAGCTATGCTGCGGTTATGTCTCCCGATTTTTCCGTCTACAACGACTTCCCGCCAGCTGTAAAAATCTGGAATGTCTATCGTAACGCATGGCTTGCCTGCTACTGGCAGGCGCACGGCATTACAGTGATTCCGACGACAATGTGGGGATCACGAGACACGCACGAGTACTGTTTTGATGGTTATCCTGAGAACGGTATAGTCAGCATATCGACAGAAGGCAACGGTTGGACAGCTGAATCAAAAAAGGGATTTGTACGAGTCTATAACGAGATGCTGGAGCGGTTGAATCCGTCCGGCATCATTTTGCATGGCACGTACTTTGATGGTATGGAGGGCAATATCATCTGTCAGGTAGAGACGCTGACAAGCCAGATAAAGAAGCGGGTTAGGAAGGTGAAAGAGAGTGCCTAAGGATCATAAGAGTGCCAACGCTACAAAGCCTGTGCTGCTGTATCAGCAGCCGGGAACACCGAGCAGCGTTGACGATGAGGACGAGGATCAGGACCAGCAGCCGGAAGCTGAGCAGCAACAGCAGCCGCAAGTTGTCGAACCTGAGAAAGTGCTGGATTTCAACAATGCGAATGATGCGTATAACCATTTTTGGCAGCAGTCAGATGAGTGGTATGATTCGCTGACCAAGTCTGAGCAGGACGCTCTTAAGAAGTATACGGGCTCTGGCTATCATGGAATCAATAATGCGCTGCGCGACGAGGGCAAGCACGGCACTCCGCTGACGGCTGAGCAGAAGGCCATGGAAAAGCATTTGAATGAAGGCCTTGCCAAGTTTGAAACAAAGGACACGATTACACTTTACAGGGGCGCGGCTTCCAACTGCATTCCTAAATTTGCGCAGAAAGATCCGTCAAAGCTAATCGGAAAAACCTATTTCGATAACGCGTTTATGTCATGCGGTGCATCCGCGGACAAGGCTTGGGGCGGTGGCACTAAGTTTGTGATCACGGTGCCTAAGGGTAGCAAGGGCGCGGGCGCTTATGTCGGGCATCATTCGACATGTTCGCATGAGGGCGAGTTTCTGCTCCGGTCGCATTCCCATTTCACCGTATCCAATGCATACAAGGACAGCAGCGGGAAGGTAGTCGTCGAGATGACTTTGATTCCGGGCAAGTACAACAAGGTAAGCAAGACAGCGAAAGCTTCGACATGACGTATTATAAAATCGCTGAAAATGTGGTATAATTATTGACCAGTCGAATAAAAGGAGGACGCAAGTTATGGCAACCAAACGCTATGAGCTGAAGATCGAACATCCGGATAAATTCGTCGCAAATAAGGACAGCGGCGGCTTTCTTGAGCCGGACGGAAGCCCGGCACGCGACACAACCAAGAAGAAAAGACCAGTAAAGAAAAAGGCAGAACCGAAGAAAAAGTGATCCATGAAGCGGCCGGCTTATGCTGACCGTTTCTTTTATGCTCTGAATGTGGTGGTGATAAGATATGGCGAAAGACCATGACAGCGGTATTACCCTTCCGAAAACAGCAGGAGGAGACGGCTGGCATGAGGCTTTTGATCCCGGAGTTGACTATGAGGCCTCCGGCGATGTGAATCATAAAAGCCGAAAGGTGACCGGATACCTGCAGCATCGCTGGAACGAGTTTGCGCACGGGGATCTGTCAGCCACAGATAAGTATCTGGTCACAAAGGACTGGGAATACAGCCCGAAAGAGGGCAAGGACGTAGTATATGGGTATATCCGTACAACCAACGCCATGGCCCTGAATAAGCTGCTGTATGATCCTAAAAATGTGGGAAAGACCGACGAGGAGATTTTCACGCGAAAGGACAATGCCGGGCAGCTGCGAGATCTGCAGACCGTCAAGGCACTGGATAAGGCGATCAATTCACACAAGACCAGTGTGGACGGCACATATTCGCGGTATACAGACGCCGAGTCTGTGATGGCGACATTCGGCTTTTCAGAGAAGCAGATAAATGACGTCGCTAAGGCAGGCATGATGACAAAGAGCCAGCTGTCAGACTTGAATAAAATGCTGGCAGGTAGGAAAGGGTACTCACGCGCGTATACGTCTGCAAGTGCTAACAGGTCCATGAATGCGTTTAAGAGTAAGTATGTATGGGAGCGTCGTCTGTACGTACCGAAAGGCACGAACGCATATATACCGTCTCACAACGCGCAGGAAAGCGAGACCATTTTCGGCCGCGGTATGAAGACGCGGATCATCGGTGTATCTGTTGAGAATGAAAAACTGGTCATACACGAAGCATTTGACGGATACAAAAAGGGTTGATATACTTGATAGTTGAGGAGGAGGACGGTTATGGCTGTATCCAAGGCGAAGGATAAGAAGGAAGAGCAGAAAGCTCTTGACAGATACAAGGACCAGCCGGGGCAGTGGATTGATACAACGCCCAAGGCGGTGAAGGCAAGGCAGGAAAAGGCTTGGCAGCGGCTGCACGCAAGTCTGGCTAAATCAGCACAAGCCAAAGCCGAGAAGAAAAGCGAAAAGAAGTAAAGCAGGAAGGTAGCACCGACGCGGTGCCGCCTTCTTTTTTATTCTGCACACGGGAGGTGAAACCATGGCAGAAGACGTACAGGTACAGGCCGCAAAAAAGGAACGGCCACAGAACAAAAACCTGAAGCCGCTGGGCACTGGCCGATTGTCTCCGGAGGAGGAGCTGGCAATCAGGCGGAAAGGCAACGCGGCATCGCAGAAGGCTAGGCGCAGGAACGCTGACATCCGGGCAGCGGTGCGATCCATTGCCAACCTGAACACACGGGGCAGGGCCAAATCCATCGACGTGGAGAAGCTTATAAGCCTTGAGCAGCTGAACGAGGAAGGCGCGCCGCTGATTTCACAGCTCGTGTATGTGCAGTTTGAAAAAGCGCTGCACGGAGACAATGAGGCCCGGGACTGGATCTGCAGGATGCTGGGCGTTGAGAATCTGCTGCAGGAAGCAGCAGGCCTGACCGTTACAGCTGACGCGGATGCACTGGAGCAGCCCGGCGGGGTGCGGATCCACCTCATCCGCGGAGAAAAGCCTGCTGAAACGCCGAGCGAGGAGGAGCTGGCTACACAGGCAGCGAATCGTCTGGCCATCGTCGAAGCTCTCCGGGCGGCGGGTGAAGCAGCCAGTACATCCGGGGATGTGACTCCGGTTGAATGATATCTATCTTGAGGATCTGCTGGCGCCGAATTATGACGCGCTGCTTGAGGACGTGATAAATCACGAGCATTCAAGCTATATCCTGAAGGGCGGGCGTGGATCCCTGAAGTCGTCTTTTATAGGCTTCGTTATCCCGTTGCTCATGCTGGAGCATCCGGACGTCAACGCGTTGATTGTCCGTAAGACCGCAAAAACGCTGCGCGACAGCGTATACGGGCAAATGCAATTCGCTATAGACAAGCTCGGGCTGGCCAGCGAGTTTCTTTTCCGCGTATCGCCTATGCAGATTAAACGCGTGAAGACGGGGCAAGTGATCCTTTTCCGTGGGCTTGATGATCCTATGAAAATCAAATCAATCAAGGCGCCGAAGGGATATTTTGGCATCACGTGGTTTGAAGAGGCCGACCAGTTTGCGGGCATGGCAGAGATCCGTTCCGTATTGCAGTCTGCACGACGCGGCGGATCGCTGTACTGGAATTTCATGTCATTCAATCCACCCGAGACGCAGGCCAACTTCATGAATGAGGCGGTGCTGTCGCCGGGCCCGTCGACACTGGTGCACACGTCGGATTATCGGACGGTGCCGGACGAGTGGCTCGGGCAGCAGTTTTTTAACGACGCGCTGGAGCTTGCGCTTGCGAATCCGAAAGCATACAGGCATGAGTATCTCGGAGAGGTTACAGGCACGGGTGGCGAGGTTTTCGACAATCTCAGAATCGGCCCGATCAGTGATCAGGAGATTGCCACCTTTGATCATATTTACATGGGCATTGACTGGGGCTGGTATCCGGATCCGTTTCACTGGACCAAATGCCATTATGACGCGGCACGCCTGAGGCTGTACATATTCGACGAGTACAGGACGAATAAGCAGTCAAACAGGCAGACGTGGCAGGCGCTGCAGGTGATCAAAGGGGTTACCGGGCAGGATCTCATCACAGCCGACTCAGCAGAGCCCAAATCAGTGGCCGACTATCGCGATTACGGGGCCTTGTGCAGAGGGGCTGAAAAAGGCCCGGACAGCGTACGGTACGGCATCAAATGGCTGCAGTCGCTGAAAGGGATTTACATTGATCCGGAACGGTGCCCGGAGACGGCGCGCGAGTTTACACATTACGAGTACGACAGGACCAGTGATGGGTCCGTGATCAGTGGCTATCCGGACGCCAACAACCACAGTATTGACGCGGTGCGCTATGCGCTGGAGCGCGTTTGGAAGCGTAAAGGCCAGTAAGGCGGTGGAATATGTTTGCACGATTTTTCGATATGATTAGGCAGGTGATACGAAGGATGATACCGATCAGGACCATAGAGCAGGCCGCGCGCATCGAGGAGCCGATGTCGTCGGAAATGGTAAATGCATTGACGCTCTGGTATGACGCATACTGCGACCGCGCGCCATGGCTGGGCGGTGCCAACGAGACCAAGTCAATGGGTCTGCCTGCCTTGATCGCGTCGGAGATCGCGCGACAGATTACCATCGAGATGAAATGGTCCATCACCGGAAAGACCGACGAAAATGGGCAGGTCATCGAGTCGGCGAGAGCCGAATATCTCAGCAAGCAGTTTGAAAAGATCTTTACCGAGCTGCGGCAGAAGTTGGAGATTGGCTGCGCTGCAGGTGGTATGGCCATCCGGCCGTATCCGGTGGACAATGACATTTATTTCGCATGGACGGCAAACTGGAGCCTGTATCCGGTGGCTTTCACCGATGGCAAACGCCTGTCTGATGTCATTTTCAGAGATGTCTATACAGAAGGCCGGACCGTGTATACGCGTCTGGAGAGGCATACCCTTGACGGGGACGATGTGGTGATCACGCAGAAGGCGTACAAGTCGACACAGAAGGACAGTCTGGGTGAGGAAATCGCTCTGACCGCGGTGCCGCAGTGGGCGGATCTGCAGCCAGAGATCCGGATCCCGCATGCAGGCGGGCCGATGTTTGGATGGTTCTCTGTTGCTGCTGCCAACAACGTGGACATCGACAGCCCGCTCGGTG